CTCGTTCGTTCCGTTATCACACTGTAAGGGAGGCATAGATGGCTACTTATACCGTAACTGGCGCTGTCGCAGGCGTCCCTCTTGGCATTAAGCCGCAGATTGTAGAAGTCGTTCTTGACTTCTCGTCTACTAGCCTCACCACTTCGGACTCCGTTGAGGTTTTCGAAATGAAGGCAAACACTCTCGTCCTCATGGCGGGTGTGGAAGTCCTCACTGTAGCATCGACTGGTTCGCCTGTCCTTGACCTTGGTGATGACGCAGACGACGATCTCTACGTTGCTGCTCTTGACGGTACTGCTACCGGTCACGAGATCAACAACGCAGCCGGTACTGCAAAGCTGTACACCGCTGCCGACACCATCGATCTGATTGCCAACTCGGCAACCTTCGACGGTAAGGTACGCGTGTTCGCAGTGATTGCAGAAATGGGCACTGCTGAGACAGCGGCTACGTTCGCTTAACAAACTTGTCAGGGGGGCCATACGCCCCCTTGACCTTTCTTTTAATTCGTGATATATACGTTCATCCCCACCGGGGTAAACTCTACTGGAGATGACGATGAATTACATCACAAGCAATATACCCTACTTTAAGGCATGGGTTCGAAGAGAATACACAACAAATCATGATCGCTATCAGGGTGAATTTTTACACGCGATGGTTATCGGGGTCACTACTCTACCCATGCGAACCTTGTCCTTTCAGGTTCTGTTTACAGGATACGACGAAGAAGAGAATGTACACGGGGGAGCAATGTGGGCACGTATGCCTCTTACAGCCCTAGTAGGAGATACACCCTTCGATGAGTGGCCTACACCTATGCCGACGTACTTGGCTCAACCGTGGGACTGTCAATCACATCATCATTCGGTGTTCGTATTGAATAGAGGTACGCCCTGCCCGTGGTTGGCAAAAATAGACGGGGAGTTTTATCCCGCAAAATATTACTTCACTGTGGACTACACAGACACTGAGGTAGCAGACGATCCGGCACAACACAAACAGAGTCATGTACTAGAACTCTTGGATGCTGGCGAGTGGACAGGAAACATAGTTGCCCTACCGAACAACAGGGTACGAGTTACGAACCCAGCGTGGTTTGTTACGGGCGATGGCCCGCCGGACTTCGCTCCTAGTCAGTGGGTCCATCATTCTAAACAAGACCCGAATTATGTAAGCGATACAGCACGGGTATTCGACAACCTCTATGCGGAGAATGATTATGAAGAAGATGACGAAGAAGAGTAAAGGCATGAAGCGCGGCGGTAAAACCAAAGCTAAAGGCATGGCTAAAGGTGGTATGCGCGGTGGTCGCAAAATGATGCGTAATGGTGGCAAGGCCACGAAAGCTAAAGGTATGGCTAAAGGTGGTAAGCGTGGCGGCGCTAGAAAAATGATGAGTGGCGGCGGTAAAGCAAAAGGTAGTGCCCGTGGCGGTACAATGACTGTTGCTGCACTTCGTAGCGCAGCAAACAAGCTAGGTTACAAAATTGTAAAAAAGGCGTAACTATGGCCCGCAAACAAGACAAAATGCCCGCCCGCAACAAAAAGAACTTTCGGCCTACGAAAGCAGGGGCGGGCATGACTAAGGCTGGGGTGGCTGCGTACCGCAAGAAGAACCCCGGTAGCAAACTCAAGACTGCAGTGACGGGCAAAGTGAAGCCCGGAAGCAAGGCAGCAAAACGTCGCAAGTCGTTCTGTGCCCGCTCTGCAGGACAGATGAAGAAGTTCCCGAAAGCAGCAAAAGACCCGAACAGCCGTCTTCGTCAAGCACGGAAGAGGTGGAAATGTTAAACCTACTGATAGGTCCGATTTCTGAACTAGCTGGCACATGGCTACAAGGCAAGGTCGAAAAGACTAAAGCCGAAACAGGTGCGAAGGTCGCAAAGGCAAAAGCCGAAGCGGTCATCATGGAAAAGAAAGCAACAGGTGAAATAGACTGGGACTTGGAAGCAATCAAGGGTAGCCAGAACTCGTGGAAAGACGAGTGGCTGGTTATTTTGTTTTCAGTGCCACTTATACTCGCCTTCATCCCCGGAATGGAAGATGTCGTCGCACACGGATTTCAACAACTGGAGCAAATGCCTGAATGGTACCAGTACAGCTTGGGCGTTATTGTTGCTGCAAGCTTTGGCGTACGAAGCGCGACGAAGTTCTTCGGAAAGAAATAGGCGTGGCTGACGTAACATTTGAACGCATCTCAAAATGGAAGCTACTGCCCCGCTTTATGATGCTTGTGATGACTCTGATGAGTTGGCGTTGTGCAGAGTGGTTTATGAACTTGGACGCCCCGACAGCAGCACAGTCCGCATTTGTAAGCGTTGTGATGGGCGCGATGACAGGTGCGTTTGGCATCTGGATGGGCGGCGAGAACAAAGGACATCGTAATGAAGTATAACACATCTCACTTTCTAGATAAGGTTATTCAGCACGAGGGCATGGTCCTCACTGTTTATCAGGACACGCTGGGTATCGACACAATCGGTATCGGACGCAATCTAAAGGATCGCGGCATCAGTAAAGAAGAACTCGACCACATGGACATCCCATCTATGGCTGTCATATACGAGCATGGCATTACAGAGGCCGATGCACGATATCTCGCACTAAATGACATCAAGATTGTTGAAGAAGAACTGTGTCGGGTGAAGCCTATTGTTCACGAATTAGATTCGGTACGGCAACTGATCTTGATGGATATGGCTTTTAATATGGGCGTACCCCGTCTCTGTAAATTTAAGCGCATGTGGAATGCGATACAAGAAAGTAAGTTCGACTCCGCCGCACGAGAAATGCTTGACAGTAGGTGGGCCAAGCAGGTAAAATCGAGGGCTATCAAGCTTTCGGTTGCGATGGAGAAAGGCGAGTTCTGACTTGATATTTACTAAGAAGAATACAATCGTCGTTGTAGATGATTTCTTCTCTGACATTTCAGAAGTAAATAAAGAACTAGACGACGTAGAACAGTGGTCGGTAATGGATCACCCAGACAAAGATATGGGTGCTTGGCCGGGATACAGAAGCACAAATTTAGTGCTGCTAAATCACAGTATTGTGAAGCAGTTTAAAATGTGTGCCTACGACTACTTGGGCGGGCTTACTGACATGATGCTGTACAAGCATACCCGACTGTCTAGTGACGAACAACGCGATTACATACATTCCGACGGTGGAGATATAGCAGGACTCGTATACCTGTCACCTACAAATCTCGATTCGTCTACTCGATTTTACGATAAAGCGGATATGATTGCAGAGGTAAAGTTCGTGCAAAACCGCGCTGTTTTCTTTACCGCTGCTATGCCTCACAGGGCATTCGGCAATCATGGCGAAGATTTGCAAAGTGGCAGGACAACCCTCAACCTCTTTGCAAGGTACATGTAGCTATGAATTGTAAACTGATCTCTCCGCATATTCCTTTTATTCGTCGTATGGACGAGTGGCTTACTCCAGCGTTTCCCGACTGGTTTAAGCATCTGCCCAGTACAAAAGATAAGTTTGACTACGACGCTATGTCGTTTGAGAAGAACGTAAAGACTTGTCCTTCTTTTGTGCGGTTGTTTAAAAACAGCTACCTGTTTCGCGCCCCAGAGGACGTGATGTTTTCTAGCCCCGAAAAGGGTAGCAAAGTAATTACAGCAGCAGGAGAAGCCCCCTACCCATTTCAGTCTGTGTCGTCTAGCGACATGAACAAGAAGATGAACCCGGCTTTTTCTCAAACACATGCCAATATTCTGTTTACGTATCAGTTTAAGCTAGTTGCTGATGAACCGACGGAAATGGTCTTTCTAGACCCCTGTTATCATCTAGACAGAAAGTCAGAGTTGATGACTATGACTGGCACTATGCAGCTAAATCCCGACCTGTACATGCCCATAGGTCTGAACATGATGCTGCCCTACACTGCCTTTGATGACAAGCACGAGTGTTTTATTCGCAGGGGTCAGCCCCTTGCCTACTTTTATTTTCCTAACGGGAAGCCCACGATTGATCCAGTAGAGTGTACGAAAGATGAGTGGGACTTAGAATACGGATACTACCGGACAGTATTCCAAGGAAACTGGACGCAAGAAATGCACAAAGTAGTCACGAAAGAAAGAGAGAGTTCTGATGAGCGAGGCTAGAGGAAGATCAGCACAAGACAGTAAGGAAAAGCAGGGTAGCGTATCTGCGTCTGAAGAACAGGCTATGCGTACTTCCAACGCTACTCTTAAAGCAGCAACAGCAACAGCACTCGCAGGGACAGGCTTTGCTGCTATGGGTATGGCGAAACTGTCTGAGTCAGGCGCAAGTGGTAGAAGCACTGCAAGAACCACTAGAGGTAGCGGCGGAGGCGGAGGTCTGTACGTGACTCCGGGTACAGCTACAAAGCGCGACATTACAAAGAAGTTTAAGAACATCTGATGCGCTACATTCCCCCCCGCAAAGCTATGCCCGCATCAGAACACTCTTTGAAACAGCAGCCTATCGAACGCCATTACTACTATGAAGGCGACACGTCGGGCGGATACTACCACGAAGAAGGTGACGCTAAACACACGGGAGAGAAAGATGCCTCTAACAGAAAAGGGACGTAAGATCATGGACAATATGCAACGTACTTACGGGGGCAAAAAAGGTGAGCAAGTATTCTACGCAACAGCCAACGCCGGAAAGATTGAAGGCGTCGAGGAAACACAAGAACTCAAGAAAGGTGGCCGCGTTAGAAAAGCTAGCAAATCGTCGAAGTCTAAAGCGAAGGGCAAGAGTCGAGTTAATGAAGCTGGCAACTACACTAAGCCCGGAATGAGAAAGCGCATATTTAATCGTATCAAAGCTGGCGGAAAAGGCGGGCGTCCGGGACAATGGAGTGCCAGAAAAGCGCAAATGATGGCGGCTGAGTACAAACGCAAAGGCGGAGGTTATAAGGACTAATGGCACTTACACCACAAAATAGAAGGCGTGTTCAGAAAGTTGCGAAGGGTCTGAAAAAGGCCGTCAAGGCTCACACCAAGCAACACAAGACCCTCAGTAAAGTCTTGAATAAATCTAAGTCTACCACGCGTGGAGCAAAAAAAGCCAAGCGATGAAGCACGTCTTTCTCCTGTTTGTTTTCTTAGGCACGGGAGAAGACAAGCGATTAGTAAGTAACGATCTTTACTTCGCTGACCTTAATGACTGCGTGTGGTACGCACAAACCCTACACAAGCAGGGAGAAAAGATAACTTCTTACTGTTTACCTAAACTTGTTGATGAAAATATGAAGGTGTACTGATGGACCCCATTTCTGCAATGGCTACTGCTTCGGCAGCGTTTTCAGCAATCAAGAAGGGATTTGCCGTAGGGCGGGATATCGAACAGATGGCTGGTGACCTGTCTCGCTGGATGGGTGCTATGTCCGACCTTGAACAGGCTGAGAAAGAAGCAAAGAACCCGCCTATATTCAAGAAACTGTTTGCCGGACAATCTGTAGAGCAGCAGGCTCTCACGGCATTTGCTAACAAAGAAAAGGCAAGTCAACAACGATACGAATTACAGCAGTGGATTTCTCTGACGATGGGGAAGTCAAAGTGGGACTCACTGGTGCGTATGGAAGGTCAGATACGCAAGCAACGCAAGGAAACTCTGTACAGACAAAGAGAGCGCCGACAGAAGTTTGTAGAGGTTGTGGCGTGGACGATGCTAGTTGCTGTTGGTGCCGTTGCTCTTTATGCTTTTGTTGTCTTCATGAGAGGGCAAGTTGCAAACGCAGGGTCTTTACCCAGTCAGCCTAGTCACGTAATCTGCCGTCTCAAAGCGTGTACTATTATAGATAACAATCGTGTGTGCGTTTATCACGGCCCACGGAATACAGTAGACACCCTGTTTCTAGACAAGAATGAATGGTTCCCTAAAGAGTTTCAGTGCAAGTACATGCCTAACGCTAAACGTCCGCCCAGCATACAGGATACCTTTGAAGCAATCCGCAAATCTCAGAAGAAGTAGATTTTGCTTGCATAGTTAGCGCATTTGTGATAAAATAAAGGTATTTAGGGGAGACTGTAATGCAGAGACTGGCTATAGAAGCCCTCAAACATAAGTACACAGCGGAGATGGCTGATGCAGAGTTTGTACTCTCGATTTACCTTAAACGTGCTGTTGGCGTGGGTGAACATCCGGGTTTGCTGGAAGAGATGGATGTCGCGCTGGAAAAGTGGGTCAACGCGAACGACAAGATGGGTGCGTTAGCCGCCCTTACAATGGAGACGGATAATGGCACTGAGGAAGAGCCAACGCTCTTTGAAAGCGTGGACTAAACAGAAGTGGCGCACTAAAAGTGGGAAGCCGTCCACACAAGGTTCAAAGGCAACCGGGGAGCGATATCTACCGGAAAAGGCCATTAAGGCACTCTCTGCGAAAGAGTACGCTGCTACGACTCGCGCGAAGCGCAAGGCCACGCGGGCCGGGAAGCAGGTGGCGAAGCAGCCTAAAAAGATAGCGAAGAAGACTCGCGCATATCGAAAGACACGCTGATGCCGATTACAAATACAGCTTCTAAGCTAGTAACAAAAGCATCCGACCTTACTAGCACAGGTCAAGTAACACTTTACACTGTCCCGGCAAATCACACTTCGATTGTCCGGGCACTTATCGTAGGTAATTCAGACTCGTCAGCACGTAATATTCTTGTGCAATGGAATGACGGATCAACGACTACAAATATTTTTGAGGCC